CCCAGAAGAGTTTATGAACTTGTTTATCTTATCAGAATGATTAAAATGTCTGCAGCACTATACATGCTCCGTATCTCAAGCAATTTATTGAGAATTAGACCAGAAAATGATAAAACAGTACTCAAAGTAGCATTTCCTCACGAGACAACTTACCATCCTGATTTTAATTATTCTATTTCTAGTTTTTACATATGTAATATATTTAATAAGTTTAAATACAATCAAGAGATATCTGAAGTTTTATGTTATGAGGGTCTTTTAGAAGAACAAGCAATATATGAAGCCCGATTAGCAGAAGCACTAAATGAAGTTCTAGGTGTATCTGTTGCTGCAATGAATGATCGAGTGCTTGAATTTGATGATTTAATAACTGAATATCGAGAACAAGAATTAAATCATGCTATTACTGTATCAAGAGTGAATCCAACAAGATTCTCCTTTTCAATAACACTATTATTATGTATCATGTTAACAGAACACAATCCAAGAAGAAGATTTTCTCAAGATTTAGTGGGTAAATTAAAAAGAAGTCCTATTGATGCTTGTACTCTAAGAGGTGGAATGTCAGGTAATAAGGTAACTCAAGATAATCAGGGAATAAGAGCTGCATCTACCATACTAGAGGGAGTGATCACTGCTTATGGTAAAGATGTCAAAAAGTTCAATTCAGGATCATTAGAACAACAAGTTATATATGATGAATTATTAACCAAAGATACATCTTTATTAGCTCTAAATATCCTAGACTATAATTCTTCAAATGATTATGCATATAGAATAGTCCATAAAGATCAAAAAGGACAAAGAGAGATTTCTGTTTTGAATTATTCTATGCGTATTGGTGCTAAATTAATAGAAGAGGCTTCAAGAGTTATATCTCGAGATTATTCATCTAATGTGTTAGAGAATCCAGAAAAGGACATACAAATGCAAAGAGAAATTAAAAGATCTAAAACCATGAACACTAAAGATAGTATATGCATGTATGATAATAATGATCAACAACGTTGGGGACCAAATCATTTGACTGTTACATTTTATGCAATGTTAAGAATACACTATAAAGAAGACATTGGCTTGCAAAATATATTTAAATCTATTTTGAAACGATTTGAACACAAGAAAGCAAAATATCCAGAATCTGTGCTAGATATGATAGATAGTGGTAAGAACTTCAGATCAGATACTACAATAGGAGCTTTCATAGACAAGATAAAGCCAAAGATAGCAGCAGGTACCTATAGTGATACATTTGAATGGGGCATGTTACAGGGTATACTACACATGACAAGTTCTGTATATCACAGTATAATATCTAATTTTGTTGAAAATACTCTAGTAAAATTAAAATTAAATTTATCTATCAAAACACTAATAACATCAGATGACGGGTTCCGAATTATGCAAGTACCAATTAAAACAGATGAACCACTGCCAATAACTCTAGCAAAAATAAATTCTGTTATTACTAGAATTTGTTCTGCTGCAAACATTGTAAGAAGCCCCAGTAAATCTACTTTTAATTCTATAGTAGCAGAATTTAATTCTAACTTTTATGTAGAACAAAAACTATTCGTTCCTAGTTTAAAACAAAGGATATCAAAAATAGACTGTGGATCAGGAGAAGATTATATTGATGATGTGTGTGGTTCACTAGCCATGTCAGTTCAATATTTCACTGCTGGAGGTACATATTTTGGTACTTTCATGGGCCAATTACTAAATATTTGTCAAGTAACAGAACAGTGGCGACGTTGGTTCCAATACTCAAGAGAAGGTTCACACACAATTTCAAACAGTGTTTTCTTGGGAGGATTGCCAGTGATAAGTCCCCTTACTACACTAATTGCAGGTCCTGCTGGAAATATATTTATCAAAGATGTACTTAATGGAATTATTTCAGCAGATGAAATTGCTCATTATTTTGCTCTTATTGTTACAGCAGAAGATGAAATGATAAAACAAGCTGAAATAATTAGGGGAAATTCTAATAGAGTTATAGATGAAGAATTCACATATATGAAAACTATTTCTATATCAGGTTTTATAAATCTAACCAGACCACACTTACACGCTAGCAGGCTATCTAAAAGACATAAATTAAATAAAATATTATTTAGACCAGAAGATTTAACTCTAGAGGGATCTCTCAATTCTTTTAACTCGTTTTTATTCAATATCGCTGTGGGAACAGC